ATTTTTTACTTCACGAGCGAAAAAAAATTGTGTATTTATATTTGATGATTATCCTAAATATAATATGAGTTTAATTTGGGATATGTTAAAGAATTACTATCATTTTAACGTTATAGAAAGAGGAAAAAACAAAATCGTTTTTCAAAAACATGCTTGACCCTTTTACTTTAGAAAAATTAAACAGGCATATCAATAAGGAAATGGACGCCATAAAAGACCATCTTTGTCATGGTGTAGACACGATGGAACAACTCCAGTATTCTAGAGGTCGACTCAATGCATTAGAAGCATTGCTTCAGGACTTTAAGAACCTGCAAAAGGAGAATATAGATGGCGACGACGAAACTAATCAAACCTGAGGGCTTATCAGGAGGACGAACAATTATTGAAAAGCCCTTATTAAATACTCATTCTAATACCCGACAACCGGTTCCTACAACTCCAGAAGGAGTTAAGACATATATAGAACTTCTTCCGAGGCCCGTAGGTTATCGTATGTTGGTTAGACCTTGGTCTGGAGAAAAGAAAACCAAAGGTGGAATTCTTTTATCTGACACAACTCAAGAAATGATTGAAATGACTACCGTAGTAGGTTTAGTCATTATGATGGGAGATCTTTGTTATAAAGATAAGAAAAAATTCCCTAATGGTCCTTGGTGCAAAGAAGGACAATTCATCATTTATGGACGTTATGCCGGAGCCAGATTTAAAACAAAATTTGGTGAACATCGTATTTTGAATGATGATGAAATTATGGCAACGATTAAAAAACCAGAAGATATTCTTCATTTATATTAAGGAGGATTAATGGCAGAAAATGAAAAAAATCCTCAGGTAGAATTAGACACGGACGATGCGAAAGCGCAAGATGTTCAAGTCAAGGAACCTGAGAAATCAAAAGCCGAAAAGGAAAAAATCGATCTTAATAAAGGCGAGGTAGATTTAGGTTACACGGAGCACGTGGATAAGGAGAAAGAAAAAGCTAAAATCCTTGTGGAAGAAGTACCAGTAGAAGAAGAACCAGTAAAAGAAAAAGTAACCGAAAAAGAACCTATACCGTCTCCGGATGATTTAACCAAAATCTCTGGGAATGTTCAAAAACGAATTGATAAACTTACTCATCGATATCGAGAAGCTGAAAGAAGAGAAAAAGCAGCTTTAGATTTTGCTAAAGGTTTACAACAAAAATATGATCATTCTTTAGATCAATACAAAGCTGCAGATGAACAGTATCTAAAAGAGTTTGATGCTCGAGTAGATTCACAGCGCGAACAAGTTAAAGGTAAACTGAAAGATGCGATAACAAATCAAGACGCTGACAAGATTATGAAAGCGAATGATGAGTTAACCCAGCTTGCGGTGGAGAAAGAAAAAGCTAGACTTCAAATAGCTGAAAACGAAAGAAAAGCTAAAGAAGATAAAGTTAAACAGGAAAGTTCGTTAACCGGTAAAGATCAGTTACCTGAACAACTACCTCAAATCAGCGAAAAAGCGAGAGCTTGGGCTGAAAAAAATGAATGGTTTGGTAAAGATAAAGTCATGACCAATGCAGCATGGGTATTCCATGATGACATTGCAAGTCGTGGTATTGATGTAGACAGTCCAGAGTATTATACTGAAATAAATCGTCAGATGAAAAGTTATTTTCCTGATCGATTTGATATTGAGGCTACCGAAGAAAAAATAGAACCACGTAAACCCGTCCAAACCGTGGCTTCTGCAGGTAGAAAACAACAAGGACGCAGAACTGTGAGACTCACCAAATCACAGGTGGCTATTGCTAAAAAATTAGGGGTGCCACTAGAAGAATACGCTAAATACGTGAAGGAGGAAGCATGAGTGAATTAAAAAAGGCCTCACGCGCGTCACAAGAACGATCAAAAGAAGAACGTAATCGACCTTGGGCGCCACCGTCTAGTCTCGATGCGCCACCAGCGCCTCAAGGCTTTTGCCAGAGATGGATAAGAGTCGAGAGTATGGGTTTTCAAGATGCAGGTAATGTATCTAAAAAACTTAGAGAAGGATGGGACTTTCTTAGAGCCGATACACTACTAAGTGAAATTGGCGAAAATGAATATCCCAAAATTCAAGAAGGAAAATACGCTGGTATGATTGGGGTTAGTGGCCTTGTGTTGGCAAGGATACCTGAAGAAATTGTTAGATCGCGTACTGAATATTTTAAAAAGATTTCAAGTGATGCTATAACAGCCGTCGATCGCAATTTAATGAAGGAACAGCAACCGGGAATGAAGATCGATATTGATCGACAATCTCGGGTAACTTTTGGTGGCGGACGAAAAACTAAATAATTTTTTAGTAATAATCCTACATCGATATTTGTTTAACTAAGGAGAATAGACATGGCTAATCAAGTCGAAAAATTTGGATTTCGCCCTGTAAGAAAACTGGATGGTTCACCATTCATTAATGCTCAAAACAGATATCGTATAGCAAGTAACTATGGAACAGCAATTTTCCAAGGCGATCTGGTAGTACCAGTAGCTGACGGAACTATTGCTCGACATATAGCTGCAAATACGAGTGCTGTAGTAGGCGTTTTTAATGGTTGTTTCTATACAGATCCTACGACACAAAAACCAACTTGGAAAAATTACTATCCAGGTTCAGTTGTTGCAAGCGACATAATGGCGTTTGTACTTGACGACCCGGATATAGTTGGCAAGATGGATTGTGACGGTGCGTTTGCAGTCGCTGATATCTTTAAAGATTTCAACGTAACAAACGTTTCAGGGAACACAACTACAGGCATTTCTGAAGTGCAGCTCGATTTCAGCGCATCTGGATTAACAATCGCATTTATGCTTCAAGCAATTGACATATCGCAAAATCCGGACAACGATGAAGCAGGAGCAGCTAACGCTAATATATTGGTTAGAATTAACAACCACTTTTACAGGTTGAATACAGGTCTATAATAGGAGCATATAATGGCAATATCACGATCACAGCTAGTTAAAGAACTAGAACCAGGCCTGAATGCACTATTTGGGCTTGAATATAATCGATACGATAATGAAGCAGCAGCTATTTTCATCACTGAAACATCTGATCGTGCGTTCGAAGAAGAAGTAATGTTATCCGGCTTTGCTGGAGCATCTACTAAAGCTGAAGGCGCAATGGTTACTTATGATCAAGCTACAGAAGTTTACACTGCAAGATACACTAACGAAACAGTGGCTCTTGCTTTTGCTATAACTGAAGAAGCAATCGAAGATAACTTATACGACAGACTAGCAGCTAGATACACAAGAGCATTGGCAAGATCAATGGCCCACACTAAACAAGTGAAGGGTGCAACGATTTTGAACAATATGTTCACATCTGGCACAGGTGGAGACGGCGTTGTCTTAGGCAGTGCATCTCACCCACTAGCAAGTGGTGGAACGTTTAGTAATATACTAAGCACCGCAGCTGATTTATCCGAAACATCTCTTGAGCAAGCATTGATAGATATAGCAGGACTAGTAGACGAAAGAGGATTAAAAATTGCTCTTCAAGGCACGCGAATGATAATTCCAAAAGAATTACAATTCACTGCTGAGAGGATTTTAAGATCACCTTTATCTACAACTGCCGGCGGTACTGGCGACGGTACTTTCGCAAAGAACGACATTAATGCAACATTGAACTTAGGTATGGTTCCACAAGGTTATTTTGTGAATCACTACTTAGCGGACACTGATGCATGGTTTATAATGACGGACGCTCCTAACGGATTAAAACATTTCGTTAGAGCACCTATCAAAACTGCGATAGAAGGTGACTTCGATACTGGAAACGTTAGATTCAAAGCTAGAGAAAGATACGTCTTCGGATGGTCTGACCCTAGAGGAATCTTCGGAACTCCAGGAGCGGCGTAATAAAATACAGTGTTGGGGCGTCATAGACGCCCCAGCGCAATTAAGTTAGAATTAGAATTATGGGATTTACAACAATTAAATCAACCCATCTAAGTGCTAATGGTTCGGTCGTTGGTGGCTCAGCTAGGGTAAAATCAGTTTACTATACTCATAGCGCTACTGCCGGAACTATCACTCTTAAAGATGGTGGTGCCACAGGCACTACGGTAGCTATTATTAATACGGTAGCTGCAGCAGGAGAATATCAAACCGACATACCAGAACCTGGTATTCGTTGTACAAGCTCGTCAGGGCCATACGTGGCTATCACTGGTGGAGTAAGCTTCGTAACAGTCTTTTACGATTAAATTAATCATATTATAATAGGAGAACTATGAACAAGTGCAAGAATTGTAATTGTGATTGTCACTGTTCTTTAAAGGAACATTCTGATATGTATGGGGTATGTTCTTGTAATAATTGCGATTGCAGAGAGGAGTGTGAAGCGTGTCAATAGATCCAAAAAAATGTTGTGGTACGCACTCAAAAGAAAAAGAAGACAAAGGAGAATGTTGTCAACAAAACGAACAAGATCGCGCAGAAGCGTTAACATATGAACAAAGTTTTATTACAATAAAACCTAAGGAGAAGCATGAATAAATTATTTTTAGTACTCGCACTGTTATTTGCCTTAAGCGCCTGCTCGGTAGGCAAAAAATGTACCTATACTCAAGAAGGAACGAAGATTTCATCATGGGTTTGGTTTTATGGTAGCGACAAGCCAATTGATTTAGATAAAAATAACTGTAATTAGGAGGAACCATGGATAAAGTAAAACAAGTATGGGCATTAGCAAAAGCTAATCCTAAAATATCTGCCGCTGTTGTGGTAGTAATTGTTGCCATTTATTTTTTAGTTAACTAGGAGCTTTATGATACATGGCTTACCTGAACGCAAACATACCGATGATCTATTGTCAGATCCGGAGAGAATATCTCTATGATCTTAAAAAACATCATGGGGAAGCTGAAGATTGTATGGTCTTTGGCATCGCATCAATGGCAGGGCGTGCTTTACTCTTTCACGCAATTATGGAAAACGGAGGTGTATTCTACCGTTTGCCAATCTCTGCGTTCGTTCAGCACGGCTTTGATGTCAAAAAGGTTCCTAGGATGCGACTTGATGAGTTGGAGCTGTGGAATTGTTTTAGTTACTATCCTAGTGTTACTGTTTTTGACGCTTTAGCAGGTCAAGCCGGTAAATATATTGGCAAAGATAAAAAGTTTTATCCCGGATCCTATCTCTTCACCATTGACTGGGCACATCCAGAAAGTAATATTGTAGATACGGATCATTCAGAAATTCCGCAAGAGCATAAGTGTGCTCACATAATAGCCTTGGATAATGGTAATTATGCAGCTCAGCCTAATCATAGAATACTTTGGCATATTTCATCTTTCACTGTGAGAGATGATATTCCGGACTGGGATGTACAACATACTGAATGGACAGTAGAAGATAGTAGAGATTGGCAAACCGCAGATACTAATAAATTCTTCTATGACATTGAGGAGAAAAAGAAATGATAAAATATACGACCCTATTTATAGGGATAAGCATAGGAACTATAATAGGATTCACTGTGTATCATTATTTTTTTATGGAAAAATTTAGTTGTTGTGGAGTATATGGATGAAAAAAAAAGTAAGTAAAACATTTAAAATAGTTCTATTAATAATATTTATAATACTGGTGAGCATCACTTTTATTTACGGCTAAATGCAATTATCTAAACATTTTAAATTATCGGAATTTACCAAAAGCCAGATTGCCGCCCGTAATGGGCTAAGTAATCTTCCTGGTGCAGGAGAAGTTAAAAATTTAGAAAATTTATGTTATGAGATTTTAGAACCGGTTCGCGCTCATTTTGACAGACCTATAATGGTTACTTCGGGATTCCGCAGTTTGGTGGTGAATCGTAAATTGGGCTCGAGTGACTCTAGCCAACACATAAAAGGGCAGGCAGTCGATTTCGAAATTCCAGGAGTTCCTAATATTAAGGTTGCTTACTGGCTCGTCAATAACGTGGATTTTGATCAATGCATTCTCGAATACTACCGACCTTTAGAGGACTCCGCAGGGTGGATACACGTATCGTATAATGAAAAAGGAGCGAATCGAAAAAAGGTTTTAACTTTTGATGGGAAGACTTATGAAGATGGTCTCCCTGAAATGCGATATAAAAAAGGGGAGGTCATAGATTAATGGCTATTTCAAGATCATCGATGGCCAAACAACTTAAACCAGGATTAGGACGTAACTGGAAGCGTGATCCGTATGCCAAAGCGCTTGAATCTAGACTGTACAGAAGCAAAGTGATAAACTCAAAGAAGTTGTACAACCGTAAAAAGGCGTTCAACTCATAAAGAGTACGGAGGCAATGGGGCCCCACAAATATGAAGAAAAACTATGCCGTTTAGATCAGTAAAACAAAGAAAATTTTTATGGGCTAATCACCCGGACATCGCTAAACGATGGACAGAAGAGCATGGTAGTACTCCTCAAAAAGCTGCACATGGGAAATTAGTCAGTGCTGATTATAATGGGAGTTATATTCAGGGGACACTCGCGGGTGTGAAAGTTTCAAATCCCTCATTACGAAATTATTATAAAAAAGAATTAAAGGGTGTTGTCTAATGGCTAAAAAAAAGAAATGGATTCAAGCAGCAAGTGCTTCGATTAAAAAAAGAGGTACTGAAGGCGTTTGTACAGGACCTAAATTTGGGGGACCGACTTGTCCGCCAGGTTCTAAACGTTATAATCTAGCTAAGGTATTTAAAGGTATGGCAAAGAAAAAAAAGAAAGCAGCATGGGGATCTATGATTCACGCTAAAGATAGTAAATATATTCAAACTAGGGAGCATGCTAAAAAAATGGAGCTGCTATTTAAAAAATATGCAGTACCAAGAAAAAAAGCAACTGGAGCTATGATACACGCTAAAAAAAGTAAATATATTCAAAGCAAGTTTAAAAGTAAATATATTCAAAGCAAGTTTAAAGGTGTGGTACCACCAATTATGCATTCAGAAGTAATAGCTGCGGCAAAAAAAAGAAAACATGCAACTGGAGCTATGATACACGCTAAAACAAGTACGTTTGCTGAAACACACGCATCTAACTGGGCGAAAAGAAGAGCAGCTGCAACAACGGGTATGACCTTACCAGCAAATCTTGCTAAAGCCACAAAAGGAACAACAGGCATGGCTAAGCTAGTTAAAAATTTAAAAAAAGTAATAGGTGTATTCCCTACAGTTGCAGGAGCAAGCAAATTTAAAGGAGCTGATCCTTCAAAATATTTAAGTCGAGCTAAAACTTTAACGAAAGTTGGAGGTAGAAGATCTTTAATGTTAATGGGCGGACCAATGGGAGCCGCTGCAGCAGCAGCTACACTCACTCCAAGTCTAATTAATAAATTAACAAAAAGAGCTCCAGGAGCAAAGAAAACTAAATTATTTGGTATTGATATTAAAGGAGCAGAAAAATCAGCAAGAAGCAGGGAGGCTTTAATGGCTAAAAGAAACAAGGCAAGAAACGCGAAGACTGGGGCTATGATCAAAGCAACACACGGAATAGAAGTATTAGGAAAACAAAGTGTTCCTTTTGAATCACAAGGAGCTACAGCGAACTTAGCTGCTGAAAGACAAGGACGTAAAGGCGCAGCGGTTAGAGGATTTAATTTTAAAGGTGTATTTTAGGAGGAAACTATGGGAATGAAACAGTACGCTAAATCAGACATTGCACCCAAATTTGCAACAGCAGCTCAAATGGAAATTAATAGAGCTGGTGCTAAAGTCGCAAATATGGAAAGAATGAAAAAAGGTGGCGAAAAAAAATCTAAAAAGAAAAAATAAATGAACAATGGCTACATCAGGAACAACAGCATTCAATTTAGCAATCGACGAGATTGTCGAGGAAGCGTACGAACGTTGCGGTATTCGTACCAATAGTGGCTATGATCTTAAAACCGGCAGACGCAGTTTAAATTTAATCCTTCAAGACTGGAATAATAGAGGAATCAATCTATGGAAAGTAGTTTTGATTGCTCAAGAACTTACTGCAGGTACAAGTAAATATAATGCAGAAGCTGGAACGAGTGATATTATGGAAGCCTATATTTCCAATAATGGAACTTTAATTAATAATGCTACAAGCTCTAACGACATTTCTTTAACAAAAATTGATCGTTCGCAATACGCAGCTTTAGCAGGCAAAGGAACCTCAAGTCAGCCTTCTCAATATTTTATTGATCGACAGGGTGTGGATCCGGCGGTACCTGTCATTTATTTATATCCCAATCCAGATAAAACTACTTATACTCATGTAAAATATTACGCGGTTAAAAGAGTTGAAGATGCTGGAGCTTATACAAATGATCCAGACGCCCCAAATAGATTTTTACCTGCCTTATGTGCAGGAGTCGCGTCGGCTTTAGCTCTTAAACGAGCACCCGATCGTATATCACAATTGAAATTGATGTATGAAGATTCATTACAACGAGCGCTAACGGAGGATGGTGCACGAACAAGCGTTTATATTTCTCCACAAACTTATTATCCAACGGTGAGCTAATGGCAACATGGGCAGCAGGAGAATACGCGTTAATGATTTCTGACCGATCTGGTCAGGCTTTTCCTTATCGAGAAATGGTACAGGAATGGACGGGAGCATGGGTTCATACTTCAGAATTTGAATCCAAACAACCTCAATTAACTCCCCCTTATCATGCAGCGGATGCAGTGGCATTACAACACCCACGGCCTCAGCATAAAACAGGTATTACTGTAGCTTTGGGCCCTCAATATTGGCCCGGTCAATTTTTATCGGAAGGCTATACGACAGGAACAACGGGAATGCAACCAGGTGAAACTCCTTTATCAATGAATAATAAAAGAGTTATACAAAGCTATCTTGGAAAAGTAACGGTGACAACAACATGACTTATTCAGATTTATTAACAAAGATTAGAAATTATACTGAAGTTACGAGCAGTGTTTTAAGTGACAGTATTATTGATGGTTTTATTTTGGATACGGAAATGAAAGTTTCTAAAGAAGTAGATTCTAATTCAGATCGTAAGCAAGCAACTTCTAATTTTGTAGCCAGTAATCGTTATATTTTACTACCTGACGATTTAATGATTGTTCGTTCAGTCCAACATATTACTTCGGGAGGAACACGAACTTTTTTAGACGAAAGAGATTTAAGTTTTATCAGTGAATATAATTCTACAGACACAACAGGGACACCTAAATATTGGGGACATTGGCACAGAACCAATAATCAGCAATATATCTTAGTGGCACCTGTCCCAAGTGCAGCGGATACTTGTCAAATTAATTATATTAGAGTACCCGAACATTTTTATAGTTCTACAGATGCAGCTACTATTCCTGCTAGAAATACAACGACTTATTTAAGTCAAAAAGCTCCTGATCTTTTATTTTATGGAACTATGTGTGAGGCCTACGGATTCTTAAAAGGACCGATGGATATGTACAAGCTCTATATGAGTAAGTATAATGAAGAAAGACAAGCTTTTGCGTTAGAACAAATGGGACGACAACGACGTGGAGAGTATACGGATGGTGTTCCAAGAATACCGGTGCCGTCGCCTTCACCAGAAGAATGGAGAAATTTAAAATAAATTTAAACTTATAAGGAGAATATTATGGCAATTACCCAAGCAGTCGCAGGTTCATTTAAAAAAGAATTATTAGATGGAGATCAAGATTTTACAAATGGAGCAGACGTTTTTAAATTGGCTTTATACACTTCTCAAGCAACATTGAGTGCGGCAACTACTTCCTATACCACAGGTAATGAAGTAGCGGCGTCAGGACAATATGTAGCTAAAGGAGGAGTATTAGCAAGTCAACTAACATCTCTAGTTGCAACAACAGCGTTTGTAGATTTTGCTGATCGCTCGTGGACTGGTGTAACTATCACCGCGAGAGGAGCATTACTTTACAATTCCACATTTGGAAAAACAGCAGTGTGTGTGTTAGATTTTGGAGCAGATAAAACTGCGACTTCCGGCACGTTTACTGTACAATTTCCAGCGGCGACATCGACTACGGCAATTTTGAGATTATCATAAGGAGATAATCAGCTATGGCTGATAAGACACTTACTATCACCGTAGCTAGTGGTTCCCAATATCCTAGTGGTACCGGGGACGTATATTATATCGACGGAGTGAGGCCCGGTGACTGGACAGTCACATGGTTAGCAGATGCCACACTCCGCTTCGATTTAAGTGATTCATCAAACGACGGTCATCCGTTAGTTTTTTCTACATCTAATAGCACAAATATTACTACATTTCGAGCTGGAGTTTTTTCCACTAACGTAGTCTATTACTTGGATGGAGTAGTAGGCTCTGGAGATTGGTTAACGCCGGCAGATTTCAATGCTGCAACAACTCGATATATAGAAATTAGTCCTGCTGATTTTACTGGTTTTTATTGGGGGTGTTATAGCCACGGTGTTGGCATGGGTGGCATTATGGCCATGGATGCCGAATTATGGGGAGCAGCTTCATGGAATTCAGGTGCATGGGGTAATCAAGATGATCTGGCTCTGGATGTTACTGGTCAAAGTATTACCACATCCTTAGCTACAGTTCTTGGAGTACCTTCCTCTGGTTGGGGCCGAGCTGGTTGGGGTAAACAAGACTGGGGCGAAGCAACTAATACTTTTACTTTAAATAGTCAATTAATATCCATAGGTTTAGGCACAGTTATAACTAAATCTTCAACTGGTTGGGGTCGTGAAACATGGGGCTCTTCATCATGGGGAGCTTATGGAACAGCCTTACTTTCGGGAGAAGCGATAGCTACAGCCGTTGGTACTCCTACTATTGTTATATATAGCGAAGCTGGTTGGGGAGCTTTAACCTGGGGCGAAAACGCTTGGGGTGCCGAAGGAGATGTTGTTCCGGTTGGACAAACTTTAACAACGAGTCTTGCTTCCGTTACAGTTACTGCTGAAGTTAATTTAGGTTGGGGTCGAGGTAGATGGGGTTATCAAGTTTGGGGTGACCGGAACGAAGCCGCCGCACCAACAGGAATTAATATAGCTACTACGGTAGCAAGTGCAACAGTCACAACCGAAGTTAATACTGGTTGGGGACGTCGTACGTGGGGTGAAAATGCTTGGGGTATTCAAGGTCAAGCTCTTGCTGACGGACAATCAATAGGCACGGCTCTAGCTTCTGTAAGCGTTGATGCTGAAGTTAATGAAGGATGGGGCAGAGCAACCTGGGGTGAAAATGCTTGGGGTGCTATGGGAGATGTAGTCCCAGTTGGACAAACAATGTCCATGTCATTAGGACAAGTTGCTGCAACTCCTGGTCAAGGTTGGGGTAGAGAAACTTGGGGCTGGGGTGAATGGAATGGTTCTACAGAAAGTATTAATATTACTATTACCGGTCTCGCTGATTCTATCAGTCTAGCGTCAGTTACCATAGATGCTGAAGTTAATACTGGTTGGGGACGTTTAACCTGGGGCGAAAATGCTTGGGGTATTTTTGGTCAAACTCAATTAACTGGACAATCCGTAGGTACGAATCTAGGGACGGTCACTATATCAGCTGAAATTAATACAGGCTGGGGTAGACAAACTTGGGGTTATGGTTCATGGGGAGATAGCGGTCATGCTGTTGCTCTAACTGGACAAGTAATTACTACCGCTGTTGGTAATGAATCTTCTATAACCGATGTAACCGTAATTGCAGCAACTAATAACATTGGAACTACTTTAGCTGACGTAATTCCTGGTATAAATAGTGATCCTATTGTAACAGGGATAGCAATGTCAGTGTCTGCTGGTACATTAAATACATCCATTTGGACTGAAATCAATCCAAATGTTAGTATGGTATGGACAGAGATTGCGGCGTAGAGTAAAATACACTCATATGAACAAATTTAATAAAGGGATTTAATTATGCCATCAAGTTATTCAACAGACCTCAAACTCGAATTAATGGTAACCGGTGAAAAATCGGGCGAGTGGGGTGATATTACAAATACCAATTTAAACTTACTTCAACAAGCTATTTGCGGTTTTGAAGACGTCGACATTAATGGAGGCGCACAAACTACTGCTTTACTCTTAACTAATGCTACTATTTCTAATGCTAGAAATATGGTTATTAAATTATCAGGAGCTATTACAGGAAATCAAATTGTTACAGTTCCTACAGGAACAGAAAAAATTACCCTGTTTTCTAACGAAACAACAGGCGCGTATACAGTTCAAGTAAAAGGAGCTTCAGACACAGGCTCAGGCTATACATTCAGCACAACTAATAAAGGCAAACGAATTCTGTACATGACGGGTACAGACATGATTGATTCAGGATTCAATTCTACTGCTATTAGTGATGTTGTTGATGACACTTCTCCACAATTAGGAGGCAATTTAGATGTTAATGGAAACACGCTTGTTTCAACATCTAACGGAGACATTAATCTAGTTCCAAATGGAACGGGCACAGTTCAAGCTAGTGGAAGCATAATTAATTACGTTGGTAAACAAACTATGTGGGTTCCTGCACAAGCAATGTATGCAGCTACTACAAATGGAGCAGAAGCCAATCAAGCAGAGTTAACAGCTGGAAATCCAGAATTGAAAACTTTTATGTTTGATGCTACTACAGCCGAATCGGTTCAATTCAATGTATCGTTTCCAAAAAATTGGGATGAAGGCACAGTAACATTTCAAACAATGTGGTCAGCATCTGGAACAGATACAGGAACAGGTGGGTTTACACTCGCAGGTGTTGCGATCGCTAGTGATGCAGATTATGATACAGCATTCGGAACTGCCGTAGCTAATACAGCATTGGCAGCTAGTGGAACTCAAGATGATATGATGGTTAATGTAGAAAGTGGAGCAGTCACTATTACTAGCGCGGCAGTTGATACTAATACCGTTTTTAAATTAGTTCGAGACGTTGCTACTGACACTAATACTAACGATCTAAGATTAGTTGGAATCAAATTATTTTATACAACCGACGCTGCTAACGACGCATAAATTTAAAAGGAGAAACAAAATATGTCTTTTGGATATCAAGTTTTAGGGTTTGGTGGCGGAGTAGAAGCACCAAAAGATCCTACAACAGTAGAATATGTTATTATTGGCGGTGGAGGAACAGGAACCCACAGCGGTGGCGGCGGTGGTGCGGGAGGATATCGTGCCAATGTTGTTGGCGAATCTTCTGGTGGACAAACTTCAGCAGAAGCTTCAAAAACTTTAGACCCTAACACAGATTATTCAATAACTGTTGGAGCTGCATATAATAACAGCGTTTTTGACAGTATCACTTCATTACTAGGGGGACACGGCGGAGGCGGTAGTCAACCTGGACAAGGTGGTGACGGACTATATGGATGCGGTGGAGGACAAGGTGGAACTGGTCAAGGGCCACACACACCTACTAATGCTGCAGGTACAACCGGCCAAGGTATGGCAGGAGGAACTGGAACTCAAGGAAGTGACCAATCTGGAGCCGGAGGAGGCTCTAGTGGTAACGGAGCAAATGGACATGGTGCAGGAGGAGCCGGACTTAATTCTGCTATTACTGGTACTTCAGTAGGCCGAGGTGGTGGTGGTGGTAATGCCCCAGACCAAGGTTATGGTGGAGGTTACAGTGGTAACGGACCAGGAGAAGCTAATACAGGTGGCGGCGGAATGGTTGCACCTGGAGGTTCGGGTATTGTTATTATAAGGTACCCAGGTACTTATACTCTTACAGCTAGTGGTGGTTTAACTACTACAACAGATATAGATGGTGCTTATAAAGCTACTTCATTCACAGCAGGAACAGGAACTTTTCAATTAGGATAATAAATTGATGGCCCATTACGCATTTTTAGATAAAAACAATATAGTCACAGAGGTTATTACTGGTAAAGACGAAAATACAGAAAATACTGATTGGGAAGTATTTTACGGTGATTACAGGAAACAAGTCTGTAAAAGAACTTCTTATAATACTAAAGCAAATGTTCATAGATTAGGTAAAACACCTTTTAGAGGAAACTTTGCATTTCCTGGTTCTACATATGATGAGGCGAAAGATGTTTTTATAGCACCTCAACCTTATCCTTCATGGTTATTAAATGAAACAACTCATGCTTGGGAAGCTCCTATTGCAGAGCCTAATCCAAACCCAGATGCAGATGGAAAGTTCTATGACTGGCATGAAGAAACACGGAGTTGGAAAAACTTCGTTTTTGATGAAGCAACTCAAAAATGGATCTAGCCTAAACCATCCTCATTAAATAGTATGCTTTCATTACTATGAATTAAATAGTATGCTTTCATTGCGATGAAAGAAAAGAAAATTTATTTTCCAAGCTCTTCGTGGAATTTAGAAAAGGATCCTGTTTATTTTTACGCTACTTGTAAAGCTTTTTCAAAAAAAGAATGTTCAAAAATTACTGATATTGCTAATAAAAAAGGTTTAGTTCAGGGAACAACTTACGGAAGATCAGATGCGAGAAAAAGCCAAATATCTTGGTTATATCCTGTTGATGATATGAGTTGGGTTTTTCAAAGAGTAACAGACATTTCTTTAGAGATTAACAAAAAATATTTTAAATTTGATCTATTCGGATTAAATGAAGGTTTTCAATTTACTAATTACAAAGCTCCTTCCGATAAATATAAAAAACATATTGATAGAGCGCACAATAGGCCTGTAAGAAAACTATCTATAACCATTCAATTAACAGACCCTAAAAAATATGAAGGGGGTGAATTCCTACTTTACGACGATCATAAAGGTACTCTTATGGATAGGGACCAAGGTAAATTAATTATGTTTCCATCTTATGTATTACATGAAGTGAAACCAGTAACGAAAGGTGAAAGAAATTCTTTAGTTTGTTGGGTGACTGGAAAGCCTTTTGTATGAACAATCTTCAATTTTATTATTTACCTAATTTAGGTGTCTTAAAAACAAATCTTACAAAAGAGTTAAAAAGTAAATTATTAGAAGAATGTACAAACGCAAAATTAAATAATAAATTACTTAGAACAGGTTTAACAGGAACAGGTGTTCCAATTCAATTTTTGTTAAAAGAGACAAAGAAAGAATTACAAGAGTTTATAATCCCCTTAGTAAATTCTTATTTTGAAGCACATCCTGATTATTTCAAAAG